TATCCTTGCCAACACAAGGCCACCAACCCCGATTAACCCCTGATATTGTCCTTCTTGCACAACTGGATAATCGTGATCGCCAAGTTGGTTTTTTATTTCTTCAGCTCTTACGAACTCCCAACCTTCTCTTAGTTTTTTAGATACATTACCTGTATCCATAAAACCAATGCTCTCTGTTCTTATCCAACGATGTTTGAAGCCTTTTGGTGCAGGGGGTGCATCCAGACTTGATGGAGGAGTCCAAGGTTTAAGTCTATCTTTTCTTTCACTTGAACTGCGTGAGGTTCTATTTATTTTATCGTTCATATTTTTACTCCTTCACGTATTTAGCATATTCTTCTACTGGCACTCCTAAACTCTTAGCTATCGCTACCTGTGAACGAGTGAGTTTCACAGTTCTGCGTCCTTGCTGTTTACGCCCTGCTGAGGCAACAGTTTGGACTGGTCGTTCCTTTACAAACTTATTTGGGAAATAATCCCTCATTTGTTTATCTACTTCAGCATAATACTCTTCGCTTTCTGCGTCAAACCCCTTTTGGATTAAATCTTCGTGTATACCAAAAGCTGCATTAGTCATCGCTTTATCTTTACCAAACCAATTATTATCTTCAGCCCACTCTTGAGCTCTTGGGCTTGGCTCTGGTTGCACAGGTTGCTGAGTTTGTTGTTCTGCTTCTTGTTTTTCTTGTTGTTTAATACTATCTAATTCTTGTTTTTTATATTTTGCTCTTTCTTTTTCAACAGCAAGTCTTGTAAGATTTTGATTAGCGTCCATCATTTTATCATAATCTTGTGCTTCCATAGCGTTACGAAGCTGTGTCTTAACTTTATCTGTTTCTACATCAACTCTGTTTTCATACTCTTTTACATAAGCATCATCAGTTTGATGAAGAGTGCTTTCAACTTTTTGATATTTAGCTTGTAAACCTTTTGCATAATCAAGAGCTGCTTTTTCTCTTCTTTCAGCTTCACGCATTTTTCTTGTAAGCTGATTTATTCTTTTTTGAACTGAGTCAGAATGTTCTTGTAAATTATCTTCTTTTACTTCTTTTACAGTAGCCTTTTCTTCTTTTGCATCTGAATGACCAGTATAACCTAAATCAACTGACTCAAGCTTAGCATCTTCTGTATTATCTTTTACATTATCTTTTACTTGTATTTCTTGTTCTTCGTAATTATCTGTATCTAATTCTATTTCTTGTTGTTGTGCCATACTATCTCCTAAAATAGTGCGAGGATGTCCTCGGGTTTTTTAATTGTACCAATAATCTCATCATCGTTTAAAATTCTATGTTCGCCATAATTTGTTTTAAATCTGGCTCCAGCATATCTGCCGTAAATTACAAATTGACCTTCTTTACACCAAGGTCCTTCAGGAAATTTTTCTTTGTCTTTGTAACAAAGTTCTCCCATTTTAACAACTAAGCCAACTACAGTAGTAACTTCTTTTGTTTCTTGTGTTTTGTCAGTAAGTATTATACCACCTTTTGTTTTAGCTTTACCTGTCCAAGGTCTAACTAATAATCTGTACCCTACTGGGTCTGGTATGGTGTCTAAATATGTTTTTGTTTCTTCTGGGCCTTTTGGTATCTTAATTTCGTCTTTTAACTTTAACATCGTCATAAATCATGTTCCTTTTTTAGCAGGTCGTTTAAATCCTGAAGCAACGCTTCTAATGCATTGATCTTACCTCTAGCATATTGTAAGTTTTCTATTGTGTCTACACCATAAATAACATCTTCTTTATATTTTTCTAAACTTTTTTTTATTATTGACCTAATATCTTGTATTGTATCTATATCTTGCATATTAAATTATGTTAAAATTTCTAAATATCCATCTCCATAATGCAGAACGTATAACAGATACTACAGTAAATATCAAAGCAATTCCTAAACTGTCAACAATAGAAGGATACAATCCGAACAGAGGAAAAATTAAAACTTGAATTAAAATGGCTAATAAAAAACCACTTCCCACATCTATTAAGCTGTGCGTAAAATCTTTTTTCATTATGTGTGGACTCTTAAATGATGTTTAGGACCGAGTTTTTTTCTGTGTCTTAAAGCAGACTCTTTGTATCGTCTTTTAATATGTTTTGTTTCTAATTTCACAAATACTTTGGATTTTTTTGCCATTACTTCTTCATATTCTCTCTAGCGATACCTTTTGACTTTTCGAAGGATCTCATGGCTCCAAGTCCTAGGAGGCTCATAACTAACGTGACGAGCCCCTCCATTTCTAGGTTTAACGGGACGAAATCAGGATTAAATAAAACAGCAACATAAGTCACTATCGGCTGTATAAAAAACTGCCATAATAGCCCTAAACAACAAACCCACATTATTGCTGGGCGTGCTCCGCTAACAAATATACTAGGATGTTTAGCTTGTTCTTTATTTATATCTATTTGACCTTTTGCTAATTCGTGAGCATGTTCCTCTGCCATACTTGCAAGCTTTGAGGCTAATTCAGCTTTTTTAGCTTTGTTGTCAATATACTTGCCTACTAATTTAGTCGCTGGACCTATTAAACTTAATAATGCCATCACTTAACTCCTATAAATTTTTTACCCTTTACTTGTATATCTTTAATACCTTTTATATCACTCATACCTACACCATTTTCCCTATGAGGACAACCTGGTTTTTTTATCATAACCATAACACCAATGTTAAAACCTATGCCTTGAGGGGTAGGTCCTCTCATTGGAGGAGCTCCGGTGGTAAGTTTTTTACTGGACATTTCTTTGATCCTTATCCATATCAGCCATTATTTTTATTTCTTGTAAATTAAGTTTTTCATCTGCTACTCTAATTCTTTCTTTACTTGCCTCTTCTGCATCCTCTCTTTTCATTTTTTCTAAGTCTATTTTTTCTGCAAACTCTTGTGATTTTCTATTTTCTTCTTGCATATTTTCGTTTGCTCTTCTTTGTATGTCCATAGCTCTTAAATCAAGCTCTTTTTGTTTTAGTGCTACAAGTGGATCTTGTTGTTGTCCACCTTCTTGTTGCAAGTATTCTGCAGTAAGTCCTGCTATTTGTTCTGCTATCATATTTTCTGTTTCAGCTAAATAAGATTGAGGATCTATCTGTTCTAATTCTACTAAATCAGGTCTATTTGTTTTAACTTCTATAAAAACTTGTGCTCTAGCTTTCATAGAAATGTGTTCTTGTATATGAGCACTTAATAAAGCTTGAACCATAGGGTTAACTTGCACCATTCTTGTCTTCATAAAAGCTAAATGTGCAGCTATATGTGCGTCATGGTTCTGAAAGTAAAAAGCTACTGGAACTGCTGTACGTAAAGCACCAGCATTTTCTGCTCCAGGGTCTTGAGGTGTTGGTTTTGGCTCTGGTTTTAGTATTTTATCAATATTTTTTGTTCCCATTGCCTCATAAACTCTTCTATAAGCCTCTCTTAGGTTGTGCAGCTCAGGATTTGACTGTGCAACTTGTAATTGTTGACTCGCAAGTGTAATTCTTTGCGATAAACTAAAAATATTTGGGTCTGCGACTGGAATTATGTCTACTTCGGGACCAAAATCCATCTGTTTTATGTTTTGATTACCGCCAGCTACTGCATAAGGGTAACTTGGAGGCAAATAAGTGCCAAAAACAGACGCTAAAAGTCTAAATTCTATACGCATTGCATAGTAACAACGCTTATGTATGGCTGACATCACTCTAGAACCACGTTCTAGAAGAGCTAAGGTAGTTCCTACTGCTCTATTTTGTTTATCTTCACCAGTTTGCATGTCCATGACACCAGCAAATTTTTGTCCAGCTTGTACCACAAAGCCTAAAAGTTGCATTAATGTTTGACTAGGCTCCTTAAATGGTAACATCATAAACTGATCTTTAATATTTCCACCTGGTGCATCTACATCTCTAAACTCTCCAGGTTGAAAAGCTTGATCATCATCCCTAATTCTTAATCCTCTTGACTTAAAACCAGCTGGTAAGTTTGATAATGTACCTGCATCAAGTAATTGTCTCAGTGCAGCAGTTGCTGTTCTTGATAAACCACCAATCATATGTATTAAACCAAACCCATAAAATCCCAAACCAGGTAAAAATTTATAATGAACAAAATATTCTGTTCTATTCATTTTAGGATCGTTTGCTAAGTAGTTACGATATATAGAAAGTATTTCTTGTGATCCCTCATCTATAGTTACAATGTAAGGTACTTTAATATTTTTTTCATCGGAGGTGTTTTCGTAATCTTCAATATCTAAATCTACGTGCATCTCTAAAATGTTATACTGATAGTCTTTTGTGTCTCCATCATCAACACCTTCCATTTGATTATATTTATCTTGAATATCATCATCTTTATTAGCAGAAGGACTTACATCAACATCTCTATAAAAACCTGCTCTTTGTTTTTTAATAATTTCATTCTCACTCATCTTTACTACATGAGTAATTCTTTCACATTCTTTTAAATCTGTTGCATAGTATGGAACAACTAAATCTTCTGCAGGTACAAACTTAGCTACTGCTCTGTCTAATACCTGATCATAATATATTTTTTTAAAAGCTGAACCTGCTAAGGGTAGATAGAATAGTAATTGATCAAAGTCTGTAGTGTATTCCTCCATAACTTCAGTCAACATATAATTCATAAAATCTTTTACTCTAGTTGCTTGTTCTGCTCTTGCAACAGTTTCATCTCCTAACACTTGTGTATTGACAGGACCTTGTGCTGGTAACAATTCTTTATAAGCTTGTGCTTGAAATTGTGTTACTGCTTCTGCAAGTAAAGGATGTGTGACAGAACTTGCACCACTAAATGGTCTTGACTCATCATTATATTTAAAACCTAATAAATCTAAGCCAGAGGTGTAAGACTTCTCCCAGTCACCTCTAGACTGTTTATCGTTTTTGTAATCAGTTACTAAATCACCTGCAAGTCTTCCTAAAATAGTTTCATCCATTTCCTCTGCAAGATTCGCATAAAAATTTTCTTGCATTGTTTCTTCTTCAACTTCTAATTCATCTCCAGGTGATTCTATTTCTACATCTACCTCACCAAGTTGATCATCAGGATTAGGTAATTCTGTTCCTGCATCTTCATTAAGTTCAATGTTCTCTACATTTTCAACTGTAATATCTTCTTCTATCATAATATTTTTGTAGGTTTATTTTTTCCAATTTTAACAGGACATGTAACCATCTTACCTTTCCTTGCTTTGATAACGCTAGACTTTGACATATTGTCTACTAATGCTGATATGTCATCTATTGCCATAGGATACATTTTTCCTCTTTGTATATCTCTGCTTCTTAAATTTCTTTGTTTTACCTCAACAGCTTCTAACATATCAGGTGCTACTATTTCAGGTAATTCTTTTTTTTGAATTAACTCTTTTGCAAGTTTTAGTCTTTCTATATTTTTATCTACATTTGCCATAATATTATACTACCATTTAAATATGTTTACTGCTAGTCCTCCTTTTTTATATCCTTTGATTGGCACGTCTTTAAATTCTGGTTTAATTTTTATCGCATAAGAATCATAATAATCATCTATATTTATTTCACCAGGTTCTCTTATTTTTACTTCTGTTCCTTGTAAAAAATCATATCCTGATCTTTGTAATCTACCACCTGAGCTTAAAAAAGCCTCATACTCTTCCATAGTCATTGCAGCAACATGTTCTTCAAATACAATTTCTTGTCCAGTTTCAGGATCTATTGAATCTATTGGTCTGACAAACTTAACTCTTTTATTAGGATCTGATTTTGCCACCTTGATAGTTTTGACTTCAGTATCATATGTTTTAGCAAACTGTCTTAAAAAACTAGGTAAGGTTGCAGTAGGATTTTTTGCTTCTCTCCCTGTCGTTTTACCAGGTCTTAAATCTGTTTTAGCTGAACTTGTCATACGATCATAGTATTTTGGTTTTTTTGCTATTTCTGCTAATTCAGTTATAGCTCCAGGACCTTCTTGTTGTGTACGAGATCCTATTCTAAACATTTCTCGTATTTCTTCTAACTCGTCTTCAAACACCTCTCCAGCTTTTCTTACTGTTATTTGACCTGTCCCTTTGGAATTACCATAAAATTCTAAATTACCTAATCTTTTTCTTTCTCTATGATGAGTAACTTCATAAGGGTTTATACTAACCCAATCAATTCCATCTCTTGCTGCTTTTTTTATAGCGTATTTCATAGCCAGTGGACCCCAAGTTTCTTTACCATCTAAAGGTTTGTAATCGTACTTACTTTTTTCTCTTCGACTAACATCAGGTATAATTTTTTTTATTTCTTCATAGGTATTTGCAAGTCTGTTAAATGATTTTACATCTTCTGGTGTCATATTAGGTTTGGCTAAATTTTCCATTTCATCTGCAACAGTCATTAATCTATCTCTATACATATTTGCATTTAACGTATCTAGATTAAACATGTTTCGTTGCAATCTAATTTTCGCAGCTTCATCAAATAAAAATTGTGATGGATTAGGAAGGTCTGGTGCAGGTGTTGTGTATAATCTTGTAATTTCAGAATCTGGTATAACAGGTTCTTTCATTAGTTTTGCATCTCTTTTTAAATTAGGATCAAGCACTCTACCAAATTCTTTAAAGTTTTTGTCAATTTGTGCTCTTGTTCTTGTCTTTGTAAAAATGTTTCTAACATCTTGATCAGTTAAAAGTTCTACTCCATCATTAGCTCTTATTCTGTTTTGCTCAGCTTTGTATCTGTCTGCAGCTTTTTGTATTTGATCTTTAGCTATTTGTTTTTCTATACTCTGTCCTATGTCATCTTGTATCTCATCAAGAGAAACAGTTTTTCCTCCTCCAAAAGTAGGATGTACTGCTCTGACACCACCTCTTACATGTAAGATTTGAGCATCCATAATTTCACCACTAGGCAGTTTTCTGTTAAAATGTTTTACGTTATCAAGTTTAGGATTTAAATCTAAACCAGGCACTTGATCTTGTGCTCTCTTATAAACTTTAGGATTTATTAAAATAACAGTTTCAAAAAAGTTTTCTGTGCCGTAAGTTCTATAAGCTTCTAAACCTGCATATTCATTATAGGGAGATACATTCTTTAAAGGTGCAACTGCTTCACCTTTTTTCGTAATTAGTCTTCCTTTCA